TTGCGCTTGTAGCTGTAGAAGCTAAACGGAAACCAACGTTTGTTACTGTAGCGCCAGATAGGTCATAACCATTGACTGTACCCAAAGCACGAACTTGTGCTTGTAGTGTAGCCGCTGTGTATGCGCCAACTGGATAAACTGCAACAGACATGTTTGTAACGTTTGCTGTAGCTGATACAGAGTACATCATAACTGTGCTTAATTGCTCAATTGAAGTCATAACTTGTGCAACCATCTCGTCAACACCTAATTGTGTTGTAGGAGCCGCGCCTAAGTCAAAACCGAAGAAGTCCATTGCTGGACCGATAAAGTTTGTAGTTGTGCCGTCAGCCGCAGTAGATGATGCTACTGGACCGTTTTGTACGTCCATTGCGAATACTGGTTGTGCATCGCCGTGTGTTCTTGTAAATCCTGCCATGATAATTTTCCTTTAAAAAGTTTGAATCGTATAGATTCATACTAATATTTAGTCCTGATATAAAAAAATCCAGGATTTGGGCTTATCTTCCGGCTAGATTTTGACGACTAAAGCCCATTCTATCTACAAATTTAAGTCCGTTACTAACAAAACCCTCTTGGGTTTGTGTACCGTCTTGTAAATAGCCTTTGACAGGGCTTGCTTCTGCGGCCTTATTGAGTTGGTCTACAATAGCCATCTTTAATTGATATAAGCTAGCCCATATAGTAAATGCACCAACTAGTCCTTCTTTGTTCGCTTCTAAATGTTGTGTCAACTTAGTTCGCATAGCGTCTGTCATTGGGCGACTATTAAAATATTCCATAAATCCGTCTACTAGATTATTCAAGTCACCAGCTACAATTTTCTTATTGATATAGGTTGTGAATAATCCACGGAATGTACTAGCTGCCTGTGGGGCAGTAGTTAATAATTGATCCACAGCAGGACCATATTTCTTAATATCAGATTGTGCTTTGTTAACTAATTTACTGCTTATCTTTAGTTTAGGAGTGATAGGCATTTTAGCAGGGACGATAGCTACATTACTATTGTTCTTTAAACTACCAATTCCACCGTCTAATGGTGAAGCTTCGTCTGTAGTAGCGGCATTTGGGGGAATGAACTGGTGTACAACAATAGCGGCTTGTTTACCTTTAAACAATTGTCCTACTTCACTGTTGGCTTCAACTGTATACGCAATACCATTAGGATTGGCTTTGAACTTGTACATACCATTTTGGTCTTGTAGCGGCTGACTGAATAACAAGTCACCCCAGTAGTAACCTTTGCTTCTGTCTGATTTTTCTAAGCCTGGCCAAATTTCTGCAATTAACTGATGTAATCCACTGCGGTCAACACCACGGGCTTGGTCGTACTGAACAAATTGCTCGGGACTGAATACTTGACGACCCGATAAGTCTTTCTTATTGAACATATGTTTGTCCATAATACTAAACTTACCGTTCGTTCCTCGACCAAAAATCAATGCAGGATATCCATCCCACTTGATAGTAACGGTCGCTGGATTTTTAACTGTATCTACACTTGCTTGAACAGCACGACTTGCACCTTGAGTACCGTCTAAAAATATCAAATCTTCAGGATGGTCTAAATGTCCTTTAGCTTCTGTAATGGACAATTTATCAATCTTAGATTTTAATACTGCTAGGGATTCAGATAGGCTCATTCTTACTGTTCTTCTTTAGTGACTTTGCAAATCTACTCTGATCCTTGCTTTTGATAGCACTTAATAGCTTGCGCTCTAGGATCTCAGCCTGTTCAGGCGTATAGTGTTTATTAATCATTTCTAGCAAATTAATTGCACTAGTAATGATGTTATGGCCGCGGCTCTCAATAATGTGACTTGTATCACGGTTATTACCGATTGACTCTAATTCTTCCAAAAGGCTGCGAGTTTGTTTTTGCATGATATAGTATTTAGTCTTATTTCTTCAAACTGTTGAGTAAATTTTTGAGTTTTGAACCCTGAACGTCTACTACGACCTTCTTATTCAGTGATTCTAGTATTTCCCCAGTAGCTTGGTCAATAATAGGTTCTGTAGAAACTAGTGTAGATTGCGCTTTTACTTGATTCATAATGTCAGTCGGACTAGGCGCCGGACGATACTTTGCTTGCTGATCCGCATATCCATCAGGATCACTGTCACTAATACGCATTGTCTCAATATCATAGTCTAAGTCAATTTTCATACCTACACCTGTCGAACTACGTGACTTCATACATTGAATTTGATACTTACCACGCTCACGCATACTACGACTTGTAAAGATACCGAACACATTATCCGCTGTATTAATCTTACTAATACCACCAGCAATGTGACTATGGTCAAACTCAATCTCATCAACAGCACTACGATTCAACTGACTTGCTGTCACTAATAAGATTCCCATTTCTTTAGCTAAGTTACGCAATTCTTCTGCAACATACTTATCCTTGATGAATTGATCGTTAGGATTAACTTTAACAGAGACAGGCATAACCAAGTCTAAGTAGTCAACCATTACAAAGTCAATTTTAATGCCTGTTTGAATTTGTACTTCTTTTAAGTAAGCACGAATATCGTTCACGTTACTTTGTGCGGGCAAACCCTTAACACGATACTTACCAGACTTTTTACCTACCATTTTAACTTTAAGATCGGTTGTATCAATGTCTTTACGAATTGACTTTGTGCCCATCTGTGTTAACATGGCATCAGTACGCAATGATGTAAGTTCCTCACTCAATTCAAGTGTGATATAGACTCCGCTCATCCCTGCTTGTAACCAGTTCAATGCAATGTTCATCATAACAAGACTCTTACCTGAACCTGAACCACCTGCAAAGATGTTGAGTTCACCCCGACTCATACCACCATACAAGATACGATCCATCTGGGGCCAGCCTGTACTAACTTGTCCACCTGCATTGAAGTATTTGTTAATACGACCTTTAGGGTCAAAAAAGTAATCAGTACCCATGTCTCGTTGCAAACTAATCTGTACTGCATCTTTGATTAGTTTCTCAACAGGACTAAAGTCACCCTTCTCAAGTAAGTCTGCGGCTTTAAGAATAGCCCGTTCTAGTTCTTGTCGTTTAGTGAATGATTCAAATGCATCAAAGAACCATTCATTGTGACCATCACTTAAATCAGGTATAGGTTCAATATCTACTCCTGTCATTGCTTTAATCTGAGTTACATCAGGTAAAACTTTATATCTGTCTGTGTGTTCTTTGAACATATCTGCGACTGGTCGCAAACTTTTATCAAAGTTTTCGCTGTTCATAATGTTCATAACCCGAGTATATAACTCAGCGTTAGTCATCATCATTCGTAAAAATAGTTTTTGTACTTCTGGTGTATAATCAATTTGCTTTTTAGAATCCGTTTTGTTTCCCAATTTTTTTCCTTTGTATTTCTATTTTAATTTTGCTCATTGTAGCAGACTGTAATATACTGAGTAGTGTAGGAAGTCTACCATATTTGACAATGGCATCATTAACATCTTTTACGTCACTGTCCCAATATGGGATGCTGACGCTATAGCCTAATTGAATAGCCCTCTCACAGGAGTCAAATCCTGTTTTATCACGGTCGGGAACGAAAATGATTTGTCTGTTAAGTTGTGATAGTAGTTCTGCTTGGTCATCGTTAATCGTATTATGAGTTAACGCACAAGCACCTAGACTCAATGCATCAAAGATGCCTTCGACTAGTATACAAACACTTTGATTAGGTTGTTGAAAATCATAACCGAATACATAACCAGGTTGTTGTTCGTTGATATATTTCGGAATCTTATTGTCTAAGAACCTACTTGTGTGACCAACAATCTTGTTTTTGTATGTATAGGGGATGATGATGCGATTTCCCATGCGACTTGATTCGTTGGGAGTGACCATGAAAGGATATTCACTACTACTTATACCCCTCGCTTGCAGATATTCTGCGTATACTTTGTGTAATGGATTATTTTTATCAAGTAGTTCTGCATCTTCAGGCAACTTGTGTTCATTAAATTTAATCTTAGATTTCTTTTTAGGTTGAGTAAAGTCTAGTATATCTTTTTGTTGTAAACTTTCTAAACTCCACTTACTAATTTGTGTATCATCAACACCACACCAAGTTAGTAATTGCCTTGTGTTCTTTGTTAAACTTTTACCTAATGTAAAGCCACATTTGAATCCACAATTGAAACAATGATATGACCAATTAGTTTGCCCGTCAAAAATTACACCACCTCGACTACGAGTGTCGGTCTTGTGCCCACGATGATGGCAGCATACAGCATTAAAGCTTTGCCAGCCAC